CCTATGTGAAGGTAGCACCACGGATAAGGGGGCTATCGTTTTCCCCTGCGCCTCTGCCGCTCAGTGTTTCGGCAGGGTCAGGCGCTCGTGATACCTGAGGTTTCATACTGGAGGCAGCTTTGCGAATCTCACGGTCGATCTTTAGTGCTGCGCTAACGTCTGACATATACCTCAGATCGTCCAGCACCAGCGGGTTAGCGGCTAAGTACTTGGTGATTAACGGCCCGTCCTCATCGGCTAGCAGGAATTCTCCTACTGCTGAGGAAATGCCGTAATCAGCAACTACATCGACCGCTCTCCCGATCTCGTCGCGGCTGAGGCCGAGAGAGCTGACGCGCTTATCAAATACATCGACAAGCTTGCTTACTCTCTGCGCCTCATCTCGTTTTGCTGCCTCACTCTTGGCATCAAGCTGTGATTTCTGCGCCTCCTTGCGGCTCTCGTCACGCGCTTTCTGCAATAGAGCCTCTTCCCGCTGTGCTATTTTCTGCTCGAAATCCATATCATAAGGATCTGGAATCGGCGGGATTTCGCGCACATTGCTACTAGCCTCAATCGCTGCTAGGCGCTCCTCAAGCTTCCGGGCCTGCTCTTCGGCAAGGATGCGTTTACGCTCCTCGTCTCGGAATTTCCGGTGCTGCTTGTTGATTGCCTGCTGGACGGACTCTTGCTCTGTGTCGCGGTCAGCTCCGGTATCTTTCTCTTGCTCCTCAGCAATATCAGTCGCTAACTCTGACCCCTCATCGAAGGTTACTCCGGCAGCGTTGTCGTCTTCTGTGATTCCATCGTTGCCGTCGTTTTGTAGCTCGCCCATAGGAAATAGCCTCTTTCGAGTGATAGCCGCGATTCGGTCGCGTACCGTTTGACACTATATAGCATAAATTGGCCTAATGGCGCAATAAAATTGCTTATTCCCCCATTCTAACGCGATTTCCGCTGCCGTCAAATCCGAATGAGTCTTGCGTTTCCTCCACTATTTCGGCCTGCTGCTTGTACGCTTCGACGTTACCAGGGCCAATAATGGCATCAGCGCCCATGGCTTCCCTTAGTAGCTTAAGGGTCTGCGCCTGCTTATTCAGCGCGTCCACCATGGCTTTCTGCTGCTCCATCATCTGGTCGAATTGCTTGCCATTGAGGCTTTCTGCAAATTTAGCTTCTTCAAACTCCTGCTTTCTTGCCTCATTTACAGCCTTGTTTGCTCGCTCCTGCGCCCTACTGGCGATGTCAGCCGTATTCGCCTGCGTCTGCTCCATCATGGCGATGGCTAGCGGGTCTGGCGGCTGATTGGCTAGCTCTGCCTGCTTGCTAGCGATAATCTGCTGCGCCCGTTCTTTCTCATCCTCTGTCATCTGCGAGTCTGGAATCATGCCGCCATCAAGCAACTGGCGACGCGCACGCTCGGCTATCAGGTCAAATCCTGGTGCGTTGAGGTTACGCAGCCAGATGTCGCGGGAGAACTCAAGCAGCTTTGGGTCAATACCTGCGGCCTCGATGAAGGATCTGGCGGTCTCTTGCTGCCTGCTCTTGAATGCTGGGCCAACATCGCAAACAACGTCATATTTGCCCTTTCTTAGGTCGTATAGCGATACGGTTTTACCCTCGGCAGCGTCGTACACATCGTCATTAATAGTTACCATCTTTGAGGTTCCATCCTCCCCCAAGATCCTGACTGTGCGCTTTGTGTCGTACACCTTAGGGATGGCGTTAATAAGTACTCGCGCCGTGTGGGTTATCGCTATCTCCTGCGCTTTGAAATACTTAATTGTTGAGTTGTCGCCTTTGTTCTGCTGCAGTTCAATGGCATACCCGGACTGACCTGGAGCGTTTCCTTGATTGGCCGAGAACACGCCGCTAGCCTCGATAATGCTTGAGGCCATATCCGTTGCAACCTGCTGGAGTCCTGAGTTGATCTGAGCACCACCCTGCCAGAACGGCGGATTCTGCCCCTCGACGTGGGTATACAGCTGCACCGGGTCAGAGTTGGTGTTCATGGTCTGCAGGGTCTGCTGATGCGTAGCCGCCTGCTCTCTGGTCATCCAGTATTTTCCGCGTGGGGCCAAAGCCCCCTCCTCTATAGCCCGGCTTAGTGCGTAGTTATGCACCCGCTGCGGATCCATCAGGTTATTTACAGCACCTCGATAGATGACCTTGTTTTCCGAGATTTGAAAGTTGGCATATACGGGAATGACCGGGATATAGTCAAATACCGTTTCTTTAGCCTCCGACAGCCAATCGTCACCGTCGAAAAGCCGCGAATACACCTTATATCCCTTAACCTTTCTGCGGCGCTCCTCGGTAATTCCCTGCGCCTTTAGGTCGTCAGCAACCGCTGAGAACTTATCGTCAGCCTCATAGACTGCGCCATTGGCCATCAGCACAATCTCCCTCGTAACTGGAGACTTGTATAGGAATTCACCAACCATTATCAGGTCGGGCTTGTACGTATATACATCGCTTTCCCTGGCTTGATCTACAGAGCGGCCAGAGCCATCAGGGAACTTTACGTCATACTCATCTTTAGTCAACGCCTGAAGTACAAAGCAGTGCATCGCGTCTGACATGTCCTGATTCTCCGCCCCTTGGTCAAACCACACCCGGTCAACAGAGTTGGCGATCTTCTTTACAAGCAAATCCTGCTCGAATGAATCGCCATCGACCCAATCATGAACCACCCGCCACGCATCGAACCCAGCCGCCACCATCTTTCTGGCGCACGCCCCGTATATATGGGAAGCTCCCGACACGGCCTGAATGCTACGGATAAGCCCGTCAAATATCTTGGCCGTGTAATCATCGGAATCACCCCCAGACGGACGCACTTTGATTGCGAACTCTGCTTGATCCATTTCGCCGGCGATAGAATCCACTACCGGGTTACACTTATCAAACGTGTATCTCGGTCTGCCGGTCATTCGAGCGACAACGGACGGCTCCCACTGCCCGTCATCTTTCTCAAGGAAGTGGCTAACCTCCCTAACCTTCTCTCGGTTGTCGTATTCCGCCTCTTGAGCCGCTTTGAGCAGTTTTAGGCATTCGGCGTGGTCATCATATTTAGGCATGTTATCCGCCCCATCCTACAAAGTTGAGTTCTACCGCATCAATAGAAGATACCGGCTCTGCAAACGTGAGCACCAGGGCGTCGCCTTCGTCTGGTGAAAAGCCATACTCCTTTTTAATCCTCTCCTTTCGCCACAACACTATTCTATCGTGACTATCTCTATCGTACGGAGAGGCGCATAGATCCGCTTGAAGGCTGTCCTTATCTGGGATCTGAACCTCTAAGTTCTCATCAGACAACCATAGGTTACACTCGCCCCACATCTCCCCACGCTTGTTGATGTATTTCCTGTCATTTAGCGGGCTTGCGCCAAAATAGATAGCCTTAACACGCCCCTTATAGCCAAGCTCGTGCAGCCTGTCAACAAGCTCCGCCCCTGCCCCAGCATCCACAAACATCATGTCAGGCTTCTTGTTTGCTACCGCACACACCTCATCAAGAACAGTCTTACACTTTGCCACGGCCTTTCCAAGCGAGTCCACAGCATCGCCCTTCCAGCTATTCAGGTCGTACGCCTTCCTGCCTTGCCGCTTCACAATGGAGAACCTGTCACCACCCCTTGACGGATCAACGCCGACTATCAGCGGACCACTCCCTGCGACATCGTTTTTCCTCGCTTTTACCACAATTTCAGGGCGTATAAGCCCTGCGGCTCCAGATGTCTGGAATGCCTCTGCAGCATTTAGCGGGTATTCCTGCTTAAACGCTGATTCTCCATTCGTTCCATCTGCGGCCAATTCAACTATCTTTAGCCTCCTCCAATATACCTGATCAGGCGATAGGCTATACTGGCCCATTAAATCCACCTCATCACTAGTTGGAGTAAAGCCTTTTGGAATGTCCTTCCTGTACTCGTCCTGCCAGTACCATGGAACAAATATAGCTATAAAATCAGACAACCCAGCCTCTGCCTGCTTCCATTGGACGTGGAAAAAGTTGCCAACCCCGTTCGCGGTTGATTCGTAGATGATTTCAGTTCCTGGAGAGTCTGGGATTGTCTGCAAAACCCCCTTTGCATGCTCTGCTGCATTAGGCCAGAAAGCCACCTCAGAGCCATGGAAATACTGATTAGTTTGTGACCTGCCTACAGCCTTATTGCCAGCCGTTCCCACCTTGTAGCCAGAATCCAGCCTGGAAAACACCATCTCCTTAGCGTTGCTTGATGATGTTTCGGGCTTTACGAATGGCGGCAGATGCTCAAAATACCTCTTTGACATATCAAAAAGGTTTTGTGTGGCGTCATCCTCATGAGTAAGGATAAATGCCCTTACGCCTTTTGAATGTGTGACCCTCCACATAAAGCGCCCGCCGACGTAGGTTGAAGACCCCTGCTGCCTCCCCTTTAGAATGATTGCCCTAACCCTACCGGTCTCCTTCCTCTGCTCTTCAAGCTTGGCGTGGATATATTCCTGAGCCTTATTTAAAACGAACTTTTGCAGCCCGTTGTCCTTCGTCCTTATCTGCAAGCAGTTCCT